ATACCTCAACAATCGTTGTTAAGGTCAAAGGACTCTCCGATAGCGGTGAAGGAAGAGAATATTCCCGTGTAGACAACATTTTAAACATCAATAAGAGTTCAGAAATCTATCTGATTCAAGAAGTTCAGGACGAAAAGTATGAACTTCTGTTCGGAGACGGATATTTTGGCAAAAAATTGGAAAATGGGGCGATTATTACCGTTTCTTACATCATCACTGACGGTGAAGATGGAAATGGAGCGTCTAATTTCTCATTCTCCGGCAGATTTTCGGATTCTTTAGGAAATACAGTCATTCCAACCAACACAATTAGTGTTACAACCGTAAATGCAGCAGCAAACGGTAGTGCGATTGAGAGTGTTGACTCAATTAAGTACTTCGCACCAAGAATTTACGCTTCTCAGCACAGAGCAGTGACTACTCGTGACTATGAAGCGATTATTCAGCAGATTTATCCAAATACAGAGTCAGTTTCTGTCGTTGGTGGTGAAGAATTAGACCCACCAGAGTTCGGAAACGTCATTATTAGCATCAAACCCAAGAATGGAGACTTTGTTTCCGACTTTGATAAGCAAACTATCCTCACAAAACTGAAGGATTATTCACTTTCTGGTATTAATCAGAGAATTACTGATCTTAAGGTACTTTATGTTGAAATTAACTCAGGAGTTTACTACAACAGCTCTCAAGTTACAAACGTCAATGCCCTGAAGACAAAGGTAGTTTCAGTTCTTAACACATTTGCTAGAGCAAACATCAATCAATTTGGTGGTCGCTTCAAATATAGCAAATTGTGCCAGACTATTGATAATTCAGACAATGCGATCACCTCTAACATCACAAGAGTCATCATTCGTAGAAATCTGAAGGCACTGATCAATCAATCTGCTCAATACGAACTCTGTTTTGGTAACAAGTTCCATATCAACAGTGATGGATTCAACATCAAGAGCACTGGATTTAGTCTTGCTGGTAGAACGGGTACATTCTACTTCACAGACGTGCCTGGAAGCGACGGGAAGGGCGTTATCTCCATCGTTAAGGACATTAACGAGACTGGTAAGTATGAGGTCGTGGTGAAGTCTGCAGGCACAGTAGATTACACGAATGGTGAGATCATTCTCAACACTTTAAACATCACATCTACAGCAGTTGAGAACAATATTATTGAGATTCAAGCATTCCCAGAGTCCAATGATGTCATTGGTCTAAAGGATTTGTATCTATCCTTTTCTGTTGCTGATAGCACCATAAATATGGTTAAAGATACTATAACATCTGGCGAACAGATTTCTGGCGTCGGTTATAAAGTTACTTCTAGTTACTTAAACGGAGAACTAAAGAGAGGATAAAATGATACAAACGGGCTTTGAGAAGAGGGTAAAAGTTCAGCAAATAATCGAGAGTCAACTACCAGAATTCATACTTTCAGAAAGTCCAAAAACAGTAGATTTTCTAAAACAGTACTACATCTCTCAGGAATATCAGAGTGGTCCAACAGATCTTTCTGATAATCTTGATCAGTATTTGAAGTTAGATAATCTAACTCCTGAAGTAATTACTGGAGAAACCACTCTTTCTGTCGGTATTTCATCGACTTCCGAAACTATTGAAGTCGCATCTACAAAGGGATTCCCTCAGGAGTACGGTCTTTTTAAGATCGATGATGAAATTTTCACATATACTGGTATCACTACAAACTCTTTTACTGGTTGTATCAGAGGATTTAGTGGTATTAGCACATATAAGACTGATCTAAATCCAGAAGAACTTCTCTTTAGCACTTCATCAGCGGCATCACACGACTCTGGAAGTTCTGTAGAGAACCTCAGCACCCTCTTCCTCAAAGAATTTTACAACAAACTCAAGTATTCCTTCACTCCAGGTCTTGAGAATGTTGATTTTGTACCCAATCTTGACGTTAACAACTTCATAAAAGAGGCAAGAAGTCTCTATGAAGCAAAGGGAACAGAAGAATCATACAAGATTCTGTTCAAGGTTCTCTATGGAGTTGTCCCCCAGGTAATTGATTTAGAAGATTATCTCATAAAACCATCTTCTGCAGAGTTTATTAGAAGAGAAGTTGTTGTTGCAGAGAGAATATCTGGCGATCCAAACACTCTTGTTGGTCAAACAATCACAAAATCATCCGATTCAGAGACCAAAGCATCAGTATCTGAGGTAGAAATCTTCACCAGATCTGGAATTAACACATATTTCAAACTTGGTCTATTTGTTGGTTTTGATGATAGAGACCTTATTGAAGGTACTTTTACAATTCAACCTCAGACAAAGGTTATCAGTCCCGTATCTGTAGGTGCATCTGTAATTACTGTTGACTCTACAGTTGGATTTGCAGACACTGGAAAGGTTATTTCTGGTGTTAATACCGTATCATATACCTCAAAAACCGTAAACCAGTTCCTTGGATGTACTGGTGTTGATGTTGCTATCCCAACAAAAGCAGATATCAGAACTGATGAGGTCTTCTTTGGATATGAGAATGGAGATACTACTAAGAGAGTAGAACTCCGCATCACAGGTGTATTGTCTGAATTTGAACCAATTGGTGATATTCTACTTACAACAGAAGGTCAGAAAATTTTCACCAAGAATGTTGGTGAAAAAATTCTAAATCCAGATACAAATAAGACAGATAAAGAAATATTTGCTAATAGTTGGATTTACAACACCAGCTCAAGATTTGAAGTTGATAGTATTAGTGGATCCACTTTCCAACTGAAGAGTGAATTAGACAAGTCAAGTCTTAAGGTTGGTGATACTGTAGATATTCTAAACGGTGTAACTGAGACTGTTCTTCATAGTAACGCAGTTGTTGCTACCGTTGATGCTGCTAGTAAGCAAATCACCCTTGATAACCTTAGCGGATTTACCGCCAGTTCTACTGTTATCTACACAATCAGAAGAAAAGTAAACACTGCATCTAGTAGTGGTTCGGATATTTTCTATGGAGATAACACCATAACTAGTGACGTTCAAAACGTCTATACAGATCGCAGTGGGTATGCCTACGTTGCATCAAACTCACTACCTTCATATGATATTGGTGAGGAAGTTTCAAGATCAATCATCACCTCAGCAAGTGGAAGTGCTCTACAAGGATATAACACTGAAACTGAAAAATATACAATTCTATCATTCTCAGGTAATGTCCCATTCATTACTGGTGATGAGGTTTACTACACATACTCAGAATCTGCCCTAAATGGTTTAACTGAAGGATATTACTACGTTAAGGTTCTTCCTTTAGCAAACCAAATTAAATTATATGCCTCAAGATCACTGATTATTAGTGATAATCCTATTGAGTTTACCTCAAGTAGTGCTAGTGGATCTCACACATTTACACTCTCATCACAAAAGAGTGGTTATATCTATCCACAAAAACTTCTGAAGAAGTTCCCATTAAACAGAAATATTCAGAATGGAACCGATTCACCAACATTACCAGAGTCTATTGGTATGCTGGTTAACGGTGTTGAGATTATCAACTACAAGTCAACCGATAATATCTACTCAGGTCCCGTAGACAAAGTACGTCTTTATAATGGAGGAACAAACTACGACGTAATTTCTCCACCAGAAATTACAATTTCTTCACCTGGTGCTGGATATACAACTGCTCTTGTTAGACCAGTTGTAGAAGGTAACGTAAAAGAAGTTAAAGTAGATCCACAAGATTTTGATATTAAGAACGTTCTATCCGCCACTATTGAAGGTGGTAATGGAACTGGCGCTATCCTTGAACCAATTGTTGGTACAAGATATCGTGAAATTGAATTTGATGCTCGTTTAACATCTGATGGTGGTGGAATCAATATCTCAGATGAGACGATTACGTTCAACAAACCACATAACCTAAGGGATGGCGACGCTATTGTTTATAACAGAAATGGAAACAACGCCATTGGTGTTGGTACATTTGGTGGAAGCAATACTCATCAAGACTTGGCTCTTAACAGCGGTTCCGTTTACTATGCTCAGTTAGTAAACAATACCTCTATCAAACTATATGAGTCATTTGAAAACTATGCTAGTGGTATATCCACCGTAGGATTTACCACAACTTCTCAGGGTATCCATAAGTTTAGAATGTATGAGGGTAAGAAGACTCTCAACTCCATCAAGGTTATTAACCCTGGAAGTGGATACCAAAATAGAAAACTGAAAGTTAAGTCTGAAAAAATCTCTACTATTGAAGATACCATCACCTTCGAAAATCATGGTTTTGCTGATGGTGATGTCGTTGTCTACACATCTGATGGAACTGCAGTAACTGGTCTATCAACATCTCTAAGATATAAGGTTCTCAAGGTTTCTGATAGCACCTTTAAACTGGCAAATGCTGGTGTTGGTGGAACTATCACTACAAACTATACAAAGAGAATTCCAGTTAACATCACTGGTGTTGGTACTGGATTCCAAAATTTTGCCTATCCAGACATTACAATATCAGTAAACACCGAATTTGATGGTATAACTGGTGTTATTACTGCAACCCCAATTATCAGGGGAGAAATTGTTGATTTGTATCTGTATGAAGGTGGAACTGGATATGGAACAACTGTTCTGAACTTCCACAAGAGACCAGATATTAAGATCAAGACTGGTAAAGATGCAGAACTAAAACCATTAATCTCCGAAGGATCCATCGTATCTGTTCAGGTAACAAGTGGTGGTAGTGAATACACTTCCGCACCAGATCTGACTGTATCTGGTGAAGGTGTTGGTGCTAGATTGAGAGCAATGGTATCCGATGGAAAAATCACCAACGTAGTCGTTATCAATCCTGGTGTAGGATATTCCCAGAATACTACTTCAGTTATTGCAACCCCAGCAGGTAGAAATGCGAATGTAGAGGCTTCTGTAAGAGCATTAACTCTCAACAACCATTATCGTTTTGGTGATGAAATTCTTATTGAAACTAATGGTGAACTTGGATATGGAATGGTTGGATATACAACCAGCATCGGTAGTTCTCAGTTTGGAGATGATGGTGCATCACACTCACCAATCGTTGGTTGGGCGTATGATGGAAATCCAATTTATGGTGCATATGCCTATTCTGATGCTTCAGATATCAACTCTGGAATCAAAATTCTGAATAGTGGATATGAAGAATCAATTTCAGACATTGTTGATAGACCTGTCGGATTTGCTGCAGGATTCTTTGTTGAGGATTATAAGTTTAAGTCTTCTGGTGATCTTGATGAGCACAATGGAAGATACGCTAAGACACCCGAATTCCCCAATGGTGTTTATGCATATCACGTCGGTATTACTAG